GAACAAACTTGGATGTCCCACATTTTTCAAGAAACTATAAAAGGAAACATAAAACCAGGCTTACTTTTAGCATCTCCTGTTACGCATAATAGATTTGAACATTATGACGGAAAGTTGAGAAAAGAAAGTTAATTTCTTATTTTAAGGTAAAAAGGTTATGTATAGAAACTCACTTAATGCTATTGATTCATCTGATCAAGTATACATAAATACTATATCTAGCTCAGACACCTACCACCCTGAATTAACCAGTCTAGTAGGACTGTATGTGAACGTCTTAAATAAGAATCTAAGCTATGTCATACCTATAGATCATTCTGAGAAAATTGATGATATTACAACAGAAGAAATAGTAAATAAGCTAGGCAAAGTAAAAGAATTGTACTGTATAGATAAAAAGACTATACTTTATTTTCTACCTTTAAAAAATCTAAGAGATGTAAAATTTGGAACTGGTAACTTTGACCTTCCGGTTAGTTCCTATTTTACTTGGATCTATTCTAAAAATAGAGATTATATTGAAATTAATAAAATTATTCCTTTAGAAAAGCATCTTGAAAGACATGATGAAGAAGTGAGAATAATTAGACAGAAGATAGATCAACTTAGGTGGGAAGAAGGAGAAGAATTCTTTAATAGTATTGCCTGTCCTGTATTTAATTTAATAGAAAGACATGGATTAAGAATTATATATAAACCTTTTTTAGAACTGTTTAAACCTAACAGTCCTGACCTTAATATTAAAGATAATGTAGTTTATACATTTTACAATCTATATAATATTACTTCAAGACCTACAAATGCTTTTAACAGTATTAACTTTCTCGCTATCCCTAAAAAACCAGAATATAGGAGATGTATTATCCCTCAATTTGATACTTTCGTAGAATTTGATTTTGACGGCTACCATTTAAGATTGATAGCAGAACAGGTAGGATATGAGCTTACAGGTGAATCTGCACATACACAGATCGGTAAACTTTTATTAGGGGTGGAAGACCTTACACAGGAACAATATGCCGAAGTTAAGCAAATTAATTTTCAAGCTATATATGGAAATACTCCTGAACAGTATAAAAATTTTACGTTTTTTAAATTAGTAGAAGAGTGGATACATAAACTATGGGTGGAGTTTAGTACTAACGGCTCTGTTTATTCTCCGTATTCTAACAAGAGGTTAGACAGTAGTATAGAAGGCTTATACCCTAAAAAACTTTTTAACTACATGATCCAGTCTATGGAAACCGGTAGAAATATTTTAGCACTAAAAAACACATTACAATACCTAAAAGATAAGAAAACTAAGATAGCACTTTATACATACGACTCAGTCTTATTTGACTTCAGTCTTGAAGACGGTAAGCAAACTCTTCTGGACCTAGAAAACATATTAGGTGAAGGTGGTAAGTATCCGGTTAAGTTTAAATATTCCAAAGACTTAGTTTTCGATTAAAGAAACTATTTATATGATAGAAAACAAAAGAGGATTTGAATACGATTTCGATAAATCGTTTATAACACAACATATGGGACATAAATTATTTTGTACCTTTACCCCCGTAGAGGAGTTAGAAAATACATTAGATACTTTACAATCACGCTATACTATTTTATTTAACAAAATCTTTATATTGAAGGTACAAGATCAAAATGAATATGTTTGTACTTATAATATAGAACCTGAAATGATTAGAACGTTTCCTGAGAATACTATATTAGTTCATAGGAAAAAAGAATCAAATACGTTATATACTATAAATGCTTTGAACGAACTAATAAAAGTTTTAAACAACGGAGTGTTAGATAAGCATTTCAAAATTTACTGGAATAAGTATAGAAATTGTATTCTCCTTACAAAAGGAAATGAGCTTAAAAAGCTCAATACTACTTTACATAAGATAGTAGAAATAAGTTGATTCTTAACTTATCGTTTACTATCTTACTGTATTAAACTAAAACACTAATAAGTTATATTCATGGATTTATCAGCAATTAAAGCAAAACTTGCCGAAATGAGTTCCGGCAATTCAGATCGAGAAAAGGTCGATTACGATAAGTTATTTTGGAAGCCTACAGTAGGTAAGCACCAGTTACGTATTCTACCATCGGCCTATAATCCAAGTTTTCCGTTTACAGAAGTTAGATTTCATTACGGTATTGGAAAATATCCTATGGTTGCTCTATCTAATTTTGGTAAGCAAGACCCTATTGAAGAGTTCATTAAAGAACTAAGAAAGACATCAGATAAAGATAATTGGTCTTTGGCCGGGAAACTTACTCCTAAAGTAAGAGTATTTGCCCCGGTAGTTGTACGTGGTGAGGAAGATATGGGAGTTCGTTTGTGGGGCTTCGGAAAAACAATTTATAAGTCACTATTATCGCTGGCTGAGGACGAAGACGTAGGAGACTATACAGATGTCATTAACGGATTTGATCTAGTTGTTGAGCAAGTAGCAGGTAATCCTTATCCTGATACTACAGTACGTATTAAGCCAAAAATGTCACCTGCATCTGATAATACAGCTCAAGTTGAAAAGTGGCTCAAAGAGCAGCCTAATCCTATGGATGCGTTCACAAAGTATGATTATGACTTTGTTAAACGTCAACTGATGAAATATTTAGACCCGAATGTCGAGGATACTGAAGAAGCAGCAGAACCGGCTAAACCTGTTACTCCCGTAGTACAAGAATCGAACTACACTTTTGAGAAATCTACAGAGACGAAACAAAACGTAGTTTCTAAGTTTGATGACTTATTTAGTTAAGAAGTCATATGGCTAAAAAAACATCAGAAAAAACTGCCGAAGGTATAGTAAAAGGTAATTTTAGTTTAGATACTTTTAAACTGAAAAAGGGATTTTCAGGAAATTCTGTTAAGTTTAAAGAACAACAATGGATTCCTCTATCTCCAGCCTTCCAGGAAGTCACCTCACTTCCTGGTATACCTACCGGTCATATTACTTTATTACGAGGTCACAGTGATACAGGTAAGACCACAGCTCTTTTAGAAGCTGCGGTTAATGCTCAAATGATGGGTATTCTTCCTGTGTTTATTATTACTGAGATGAAATGGTCATGGGAACACGCTAGAGAGATGGGACTAGAATTTCAGCCCGTTGTTAATAGCGATGGCGTTGTAGTGGACTACAAAGGTTTCTTTCTCTATGCTGATAGAGGTAAGTTAAATACAATTGAAGATGTTGCTGTATTTATAGCTGATCTTATTGACGAACAAAATAAAGGCAATCTGCCCTATGACCTATGCTTCTTCTGGGACAGTATTGGATCTGTTCCCTGTGAGCTATCTGTACGTTCCAATAAGAATAATAACGAATGGAACGCAGGAGCTATGTCAACACAGTTTGGTAATAACTTGAATCAAAAAATTCTTCTTTCGAGAAAAGAAGGTTCTAAGTATACCAACACACTTGTTGCGATTAATAAGGTTTGGACAATGAAGCCTGAATCTCCTATGGGACAGCCAAAGCTACAAAACAAAGGCGGTATGTCAATGTGGTATGATGCAACTATGGTATTTACATTCGGCAACATCACCAATCCAGGGACTAGTAAAATTAAAGCTATAAAAGCTGGAAAGCAAGTTGAGTTCGCTAAAAGAACTAATATACAAGTTGAAAAAAATCACATCTCTGGTGTAACGACTAGAGGTAAGATTGTTATGACTCAACATGGTTTTATAGAGGATACTCCTAAAGCTGTTGAATCTTATAAAAATTTACATAAAGATCACTGGTTAAACATACTAGGATCTGTAGATTTTGATTTAATAGAAGAAGGAGATATGGAAGAAAATCTAGCCGATATCGGTCTTAGTGATGAATAAGTACCTGGATATACTAAACAACCTCCAGGAACGACCATCTCCTAAATCAGACGACCATTTTATGCTTATCGACTCTCTTAATACTTTTATTAGGAGTTTTGTTATGCTTAAATCCATGAACCCGGGAGGTCACCATGTTGGTGGTCTCCTAGGGTTTTTACGTTCTCTAGGGTTCCTAACACGTACGTTTGAACCAACAAGAATTATATGCGTATTTGATGGGAAAGGATCGGCGATGAATAGACAAAATGTTGATCCTAATTACAAAGCTCAAAGAGAACATGTAAAGATTACCAATTGGGGAATGTTCGATACGAAAGACGAAGAGAGAGAATCCATGTCAGCTCAGATAGTCAGATTACTAGACTATCTTGAGTGTTTACCGGTAGACGTTATTTCATACGATAAGATAGAAGCTGATGATATTATATCTTTTATAGCTCAAGAAAAAGTTTTAACAGGTTCAAAAGTTACTATAGTATCTTCTGACAGAGACTTCTTACAATTAGTTCGTCCCAATTTATCAATTTACTCTCCTATAAAGAAGATGCTTATTGACTCTAGTAATATTGAGAGTATTTTAGGTGTTCATCCATCTAATTATCTGGTAGTAAAATCTTTAACTGGTGATAGTTCGGATAACTTAGCTGGGGTCAAAGGTGTAGGTACAAAGACGTTAGTTAAAAAGTTTCCTAAGCTTTTAACTCATCCTAATTTAGATTTAGATTCTATATATGAAGCATGTGAACAAAATTTAGATAAAAAAAGACAAATGTATGCTAATATAATTTATGATTGGGATAAGGTTAAAAAAAATTACGAACTAATGAATTTACAGGAACCTAGGTTGACTTCTGAAGAAAAAGACACTATATTGAATGATATTAAAGTTCCGTCAAGAGATCTTAGTACTATTACTTTTCTAAAATACTTAGAAGTAGATAGGATAGAATCAATAACAACTAACACAGACACTTGGCTAGAAACATTTAGAACACTTACACACATTAAATAGGTTATAAAATTAAATGACGACTCTTTCAAAGCTTAATCAATTTGGTAAAGGCTTTCAATTAAAGGTTTTAGGTTCTCTCCTAACTGATAAAAAATTTCTACTTAACGTAAGAGACACTCTAAGTCCTGAATACTTCGACTCAGACTCTCATAAATGGATCGTTAAAGCTATACTTGACTATTTTGACAAGTACCATACAAACATAACACTTGAAGTACTTAAAGTAGAATTACAAAAAATTGATAACGATGTACTTCAGGTTGCAGTTAAAGAAGAGCTGAGAAATTCATATGAAGCTTCCCAAGACGATGTTGAGTATGTTCAGGAAGAGTTTGCTAAATTTTGTAAAAATCAGGAATTAAAAAAAGCATTAATAGAAAGTGCCGATCTTCTAAACGTGGGAGATTACGATTCTATTAGAATGAGAATAGAATCTGCTATGAAGGCTGGTTTAGATAAGAATCTAGGACATGAATACAATAAAGATATTGAAACAAGATACCGTCAGGATTACCGTCCTACTATTCCTACTCCTTGGCCAGTTCTAAATAAGGAGATTCAAGGAGGCTGGGGCCCAGGAGACTTATGTATTGTGTTTGGCAGTCCTGGTGGAGGTAAATCCTGGATGATGGTCGCTGCAGCTGCACATGCTGTTAGATTAGGGTACAACGTTAATTATTATACTTTGGAACTTGGCGAAGATTATGTAGGTAAGAGATTTGATTGTTATTATACCGGTAGAAGCATAGACGAAATTAACGCATATAGATCAGATGTAGAATCTATTCTCGAAAGATTAAAAGGTAAGTTAATCGTAAAAGAATATCCTCCTAAATCAGCTTCTATCTCTACAATTAAATCTCATATTCAAAAATGTATTGATATGGATCATAGACCAGATTTGATTATTATTGATTATGTAGATTATTTAAAACCTCCTTCTAACAAATTTAGAGAAAGAAAAGATGAGATTGATGACGTATTTATCGGATCAAAAGCTTTAGCAAAAGAACTACGTATTCCTATTTTAACTCCCTCACAAGTAAACCGTATGGGGGCTAAAGACGACGTGATTGAAGGAGATAAAGCTGCAGGTTCATACGATAAGATGATGGTTGCAGATATATGTCTATCCTTATCTAGAAAGAAAGAAGACAAAGTTCTTGGAACAGGACGTATTCACTTTATGAAAAATAGATACGGTAGAGACGGTATGACCTACAATGTAAAGATGGATACCAACAATGGTCATATAGAAATAGAAAAAGAAGTAGATATTGATTTAATGTCTTCAATTAAGTCACCTACTGTTAATGAAGTTGCCTATAAATTTTTTAGCGGATCTAATATTTTTTAAAAGTATGGTAAAATCACTTTTTATATCTGATATACATTTAGGTTCGAAAGGCTGTAACGACACTAAAGTTCTAGAACTTTTGAAGATGTATAAACCAGAGTACTTATTTATTGTAGGAGACTTCATAGACGGTTGGTTATTAAAAAAAAGACACTTCTGGCCTCAGACCCATTCAAATGTTTTACAGAGAATACTTAAACTCTCAAAAAAAGGTACTAAGATTATCTACATAACAGGTAATCACGATGATTTTTTAAGATCTTTTGAGGACCTAGAGTTTGGAAATATTAAAATAGTGGATGAATATATATATGATGGTTACTTTATTACTCATGGTGATAAGTATGACGGAGTAGTTAGACTACACTGGTTGGGCAAAATCGGAGCATCAGGATATGAATTGGCTATTTCTATTGATAAATTTTTTAAGTATTTAGGTGTAAAGATTTCTTTAAGTAAATTTTTAAAACAAAAAGTAAAAGATGCAGTAAAATTTATAACTAATTTTGAAAATGAATTATCAAGACAAGCCACATTAAGAGGATGTAAAGGAGTTATATGTGGACATATACATAAACCGGAAAATAAGGTTATTGGTCAAATACACTATCTCAATTGTGGTGATTGGATTGAAAATAATTCTTATATACTTCACGAACAAGATAACACATTTACATTATGCTTTCTGAACAACTAACTATAGTTATTCCTTGTAAAAATGAAGAAAAGTATATAGGTAATATTTTAGACGATATTTCAAGACAGTCATGTATAACAGGAACTAAAATAGTTATAGCAGACGCTAATTCAACTGATAATACAGTTGACATAGTGCTAGAAAAGGCAAAAATTTACAAGCATATTGATATAGTGATAACTTGTGGAGGAACGGTAAGTGTCGGTAGAAATAACGGTTCACTACTTGCCGATACCCCGTATATTTGCTTTATTGATGCTGACGTTAAGTTATATTCGACTGAGGTTTTAATTAATACTACTATAAAAGCACTTCAAGGGTATAACTTGATTACTTGCAAGCTTAAATCTTATAGTGACAGTTTATTACCAAAGTTTGCATTTTGGATATATAATTATATTCATAAACTTTTAGTTCTGAAGTATCCTTTTGCAATAGGTGCATACTTTTTTGTTAGTAGAGAAAAGTTCAACACATATGAAAAGTTCAGTACCACATCAGATAACTCTGAAGATTTTTTATTCTCTCAACACTTTCATCCAGACGAATTTTATGTAATGAATGACTTTATTGGTCAAGATGATAGAAGATTTAAAACTGTAGGGTATTGGGGTATGTTAAAACATTTAATTATTAATTTTTATAAATTTTTAAGAAAAGACATAAAACATTTCGATAAAAAAAGTCAGTATTGGGGAACCTAAGTTCTATATTTATAATATGATTAAACACGTTGACTTTTACTACGATAATGAAAAAAAAATTGTTATGACAGAGCAGTATCATATTAGTAGAGGATACTGTTGTGGTAGTAAATGTAAACATTGTCCTTATTGGCCTAAATACAAAACCGGAAACAAAAACATTAAGTTACTACAAAACATGTCATATATCAATATACATCTTCCCGAACTAAGCATTTTAAAAGAAAGATTAGAAGATCCGGTAAGAAAAGACGATTGGTTAAAGTTCTATAATAAGTGTGATAGTGTGCTAGGACCTAAAGAATCTTTAGACTACTTAGAAGTCAAACTTAGAGAATACTACATAGATAGAAAAGTTGACTCTGTTCTATAAAATCACTATATTTAACAACGGTTTACGGGCTAATCGTTTTACAAAATAATACTGCCCTAACAGGTATATTAAGTTATAAATAAAATGAATAATAAAAAACAAGCTGTTCTTGCACTTAGTGGAGGAATGGACTCATCAACTCTATTACTCCATCTTCTTGAAGGTGGGTACGAAGTAACAGCATTAAGCTTTGATTACGGTCAAAAGCACAGAGTGGAGCTCGATAAAGCTCAGTCTCTTATCAACTACCTAAGAGCTAATGACCTTCATGTAAATTATCAAGTCATTAAACTAGACGGGTTATCCCAACTACTTAACTCAGCTCTTGTTACAGGAGGAGATGAAGTACCGGAAGGTCATTACAAAGAAGAAAATATGAAACAGACGGTTGTTCCTAACCGTAATAAGATTTTTAG